CGCAAGATGCATAAAGATCCGCTTAAACAATTTATTAAGGCGGTGGAAAAGGAATTAGCGAAATGAAAACACAATATAAAATGGGCAGAGGATTACCTCGAGGAGAGAAGGTAGTCGTAAAAGTGGGAAGCCGGCAAGCGGATGTAATCCTAGATACCGATAAAATGAATTGGCGGGTAAAGCTAGATACTCCCGACCTTCCCGAACTGGAATATCCGACTTTTCAGAATGCGGTAATGTCCGCAGAAACAATTTTAAAGGAGGATCGAAATTGATCGCCTTGGATGTGGAAACAGTTTGGTCGAAGAGTTACTCAGTGGCCACGATGGGACTCGACCGATTTGCCAAACACCCCGACTTTCGGGTAACCATAGTTTCCCTGGTAGCCGATGATGGATTCGAGTGGGTAGGAGATCCCCGAGACTTACCGGTCGATATCTTAAACGGCCAATCGATATGCGCCCACAATGCCGAGTTTGATTCGGTCTGTTGCAGAATGGCAATGGCGAGGGGGCAGATGCCACAGTTTACTCCGAAGGAATGGATTTGTACGGCGGATATGGCGAGCTGGCATCAGTTGCCGAGGTCATTGGCGGGATGCTATAAGGAACTATTCGGCGAGGAGTTGAATAAGGATGCCCGCAATGAAATGAGCGGACTTCGACCCGAAGAGATCCTCGGAAATGAATCGTTCAAAGAGTATGCATTGGGCGATAGCCGAGCCTGTATCCGCATTTATAACGAACTGAAAGATTCGTTCCCCGAAAAAGAATTTTTATTGTCCGCATTTACCCGAAGGACTGCAAGCCGAGGCATGGCAATCGATCAGAAACTTTGCCAGCAGTACATCGATAAATCGAAAGCAATCATGGCCGAGGTCGAAACCTTTCTGCCTTGGGTTGGTCCGAATGGAGGAGAACCGACTTCAACTGTTGCTATGGCCGCCTATTTAAAAATGCAGAATGTCGAACCTCCTAAATCGACTCAGGAGGGAGATTCGGAATTACTTTTATGGAAGGCTAAAAATCCGCAGTATGCTCCGATCCTTGAGGCGATGACCCGATGGAGGAAAGCGAATAAAGCGAGGCAGACATATATCAGTATGATTTTACGAGTCCGCCCCGATCATCGAGTTTCCACCCGATTAAAATACTGCGGTGCGCCACATACCGGTCGATGGAGTGGAGCGGGTGGATTAAACTTTCAGGGTATTCCTCGGGACGAGGTGGAAGGGACTTCGGCCAAGAAATGTCTGACACCCGGTAAAGGCCGAGTAATGGTTTCTGCCGACCTATCGCAAATCGAGCCGAGGGTATTGGCTTATCTTTGCGGGGACTTCGATTTCCTTGGGCTAGTCAGAGGCGGGATCGACTTATATGAAGCTCATGGCCGAGCAACTGGACTCTATAACGAGGATGAACCGATGAAGGACTTAGCCCCCGAACTTCGTCACTTATGTAAAGCCCGTGTGTTGGGTTTGGGCTACGGATGCGGTCCGAAGAAGTTCGGCCAAGTGGCTCAGGCTTTAACCGGTGGGAAATTAAATATGACCGATTCTGAGTCCAAAAAACAGGTCAAAGATTTTAGAAATCAGAACCCTAAGATTGTCGAGCTTTGGAAGAAATGTGAGGACCACATCCGTGAGGAGGCCAAGCAGACTCCTGAGTGTGCAGTGATGAACATGAGATCAGGGAATCTGATCCGATATTTCAATGTAAAGGATGACGGCCGAGAGTTGACTGGTCAGAAGGTAAGAGGGCAAGGGTCGATGAAATTATATGGCGGACTCCTTGTTGAAAACTTAGTCCAGGCAACTGCTCGGGATATCATGGCGGATGCACTTCTAAGAATTGAGGCCGCTGGTCTGCCCGTTGTCCTTCATGTCCACGATTCCGTAACTGTTGAAGTTGCCGAATCGGAGGGACAAGCGGCACTCGATTTAATGATTCAACTACTAACCGAAGAACCTCTCTATATGCCAGGGCTACCCTTGGCGGCAGAGGGGGAAATTAAAAACCACTACTGATATGATCGAAAAGAAAGTAGAGACTAAAGGGCATGATGCTGTATTCGACAGCGTATTCGCATGGAGGGCGGAGGATAATAAAATATATGTCCGAGTGGAAGGGATGGGTAATGTCCGAACTTTATTTTTTGACCTCGATTTAATTGAACCGACAAAGGGCATACCTGTTTCCCCTCAGATTGAATCTAGGATACTCCGCAAAGAACTGAAATTAATTTCTGTAAACAAGGAGGTCGAAAAAGCATCTGCTCAAGTGGATAAATTTAAGATTAAATTAGGGAAAGAACTTAAAAAGTTGGACGAGAAAAAAGATAGGATCGACAAATATTGTGAGGATAAAAAGAGCGAGATAAAAGTTCTCACAGAGAAATGTGCAAAGCTGTCAGATCGGAATTTCATTAAGTCTTGCACAGACTTCAGTAAAGCACTCCTAACCCATTTGTCGGAGAAATGAAACTCCTCCGCTCCATCGGCTTAATCGCCCTATTCATCACCTCAGTCCTCGGATTAGCCTACATCGTGGCCGCATTCATTTTAACAATAATAACATCACTATTCACTACTACATGAACCACAAAATTATCGGATTAACCGGTCCAAAGGCGGTAGGTAAATCGACCTATGCCAAATCAATCGAGGGGGCGATTATTCTATCCTTCGCCACTCCAATTAAAGAAATGCTCAAGGTGATATTGCCGGGGGAAAAGTATCTCCACTTTAAGGAAGAACCAATACCCAACTTTCCCGACAATATTAATACCAGGCAATTATTACAGAGCCTCGGGACGGAGTGGGGAAGGGAAGGGGTTTATCCGAATATATGGATCGATTTGGCCTATAAGGCGGCTCTCCCCTACATCGGGAATAAAACCATCGTCTTTGATGATATCCGCTTTCCTAACGAAGCATGGGCGATTCGTAGATGGGGACATACCCATGAGGTTTTGACGGAAATCGTCCACATATCTCGTAAAGGATATGAACCGGATGAAAACGATCACCATGTCTCAGAGGCGGGACTACCTAAAGGGATGATCGATCAATGGGTGTCGGTGGAGGATGGAAAAGCCTAATACCACTAAGCAAATGGCCACGGAAGCGAAGCTTAAAAATATGCTTCTTAAAGTACCCGAGGATCATGCCGGAATGTCCCAACGGGAACTGGCGGATAAATCGGGGATACCTAGGCGGACTATTCGTAAGATTGAGGCCGAAGCAATTACGAAGATTACCGACTACATTCAGCAATTTATTAGGGAAGAGGGTTCCGAATAATGGCTACTCTGAAAGGTGAGATCCGTAGCCTGTTCGACCGGCTACCCGAGGGAGAGTTTTCCCACCACAATGATGTACTTAATCCGCTATGCCTAATCGTGGCTAAATTTATAGACGATACAGAACAGGCGGTTCAGGTAGTCGAACGAATACTTCAGCACACATCCCACCGTTCACACCAGGCTAATGAGATTAGAAACTCAATAACCGGTGCACAGAAACACCTCGCCGATCCGAACAGAATAACCGTCAAGCGGGTAAGGACCGAGGTCGATCCATCACTACAAAAATCCTCCATCGGATATGCCGGGCTGTTCGATGAATATTCCCTCCGATCCGATGCCATTCCAAAGAATGCGGCGGATGCGCTGGGCGGTCTGTTCGATCCCGATGATGTGATATTCGTACAGCCCGAACTATTTAATAAGCCACTCGAATATTGTAACCGAGTGGATACATGGACAAAGCACGACCTCTCACAATACCAGTACACCACTTACAACCCATCAGTCGATCAGCCAACCGGCAGAAACGAACAGAATCTAAAGTGCCGAAAGTATTTGCTCCACGAAATTGATGACAAGGGGATCTCCTTCGAGCAACAGCTTGGATTTATCCAGCAACTCGAAAACATCGCCCCCCTCAAGATGATCGTAAATTCAGGAGGAAAATCACTCCATGCATGGTTTCACTGGATTGCCGGTAAGCGGGATGAATTTCTTACCCTCTCACAAAAGCTAGGCGGAGATTCCCGATTTGCCAATTCGTCTCAGCTTTGCCGACTCCCCTGGGGAACCCGCAGAAAAGAAGGAGAACGGTATTCCGCCATTCAACCGATTCTGTTTTGGCGGGAATGAAGAATACGCTGTTAAAGGCAACGATCATCCGAAGGTTTATTAAGTTAGGCATCCCACCTGTTCAGGCGATGGATTATGCCCAACGAATGAACGAGGGTGATGCCGTTTTCCTTGTCAGAAATCACATAAATTTAAAGCCCCAAATAATTTTATCATTAATCAAAAATCACACAAAATAATACTATGGCCAAAAGAGAAGATTACATTAACGAGCAAACACTATCCACCGCCGATGAAGTGGATCGGTTCCTAGCGGGCAAATCGCCCACCGCATCCTATCAGGAACCAATCCCCGCCATCGAATTAAATGCGATTACTGATGATCCATTACCCGCTCCCGAATTTATCGATCTATTCCAAGTCATGGCGGATGCCTCCGATCCTTCCACTCTTCCACCGGTACTAATTGATACCATCCTCCATAAGGGCTGTAAGATGATACTCTCAGGCTCCTCGAAGGCGGGTAAGACTCTTGCCCTCATGCACCTCGGCCTAGCCGCCGCAAATGGCTTGAGCTGGATGGGTCATAAGATTAACCAAGAGTGCAAGGTTGTATATCTCGACTTCGAGCTTGTCCCTCGCCTCGCCAAGGAACGAATAAAGGAGGTTATCAACCATCCCGACAATAACTACTCTCCAACCACTAATTATCGATATTGTGGCTTACGAGGGCAGAACCGGTCCCTCGATGAACTGGCACTCCACATCCAAAACATTAAAGACTTCGATCCCGACCTCGTAATTGTCGATCCATTTTATAAATTAGGCGGGGAATACGATGAGAATGATGCCGGCTCAGTCTCCGCGGTCCTCAATAAAATGGAACGATTCTCCGAGCAGTTAGGCTGTGCATTCGTCTATGCCCACCACTTCTCAAAAGGGAATAAAGCAGAAACCGATCATATCGACCGAGCAAGCGGTTCAGGAGTATTCGCAAGAGATCCCGATGCCATC